CTTCTACACAAAGTGACTTCCCAGACACATATGGTCCGGCGGCAGTTTTCTCATCAGAAGCAACGGACAATGGAGGCAATTGGTTCACAGATGTTTTATCTGATACAGCAGAAGCGGCATTAGGAGCGGCATTAGGCGGCGGGGGTGTAAAAGATGTAGCATTGGGTACACTAGTTGGAGGACTTACAACTAAAGCAGGACAAGCAATTAGAGAACGTAGACAACAAGTAAAATCAAGTGCTCCTAATAAAGGAAATACAGAATAATGTCTAGTTCAATGTTTGAAACATTTGGTAACGAGAAAAAGTATGAAATAACTGCTGGCACAGTTAGAGCATACTTAGAAAATTCTACAATTAAATTTCCTTTACCAGAAGCCAGTGCAGAAATACTTGGTGACCTAGTTTCCCCTACAGGTAGTGTAAATTTACAACTGCTAGAACAAGTGGTTGCAAGACTTGTAGAAATAGGATTTAAAAAACCTAAAGCAGATACAATGGCACAGGTACTAATCAAAGTAGCAGAAAAACAAAATGTAAATCCTCTAACATATTTCGATTACGGAGCAGAAAGTGTTAAACTAACACAGGACGGATATGTTACAATGAACTTATTACGTCCAACAGGCAATAGAGTGGGTCTTACTGTGCCAAAGCAAAATAATAAAAGCACAAGATATAAAGATCTCATTCAGCCATGAAAAAATTTGCATCCGGAACATATACTGTAGCAAACACTTCCAAGTACGTTGGTAACAAACCTCCTTTTTACAGAAGCAGTTGGGAACTTGCTTTTATGAGAATGTGCGATGCACACCCAAACATTTTAAAATGGGCAAGTGAAAATGTAAAGATTCCATATCAAAATCCTGCTACAGGTCGATATGCAAACTATGTGCCTGACTTTATGATACAGTATCGAGACAAGAATGGCGTAGAGCATGTTGAACTTATAGAAATAAAACCTTCCAATCAAACAACAATGGAAAATGCTAGAACTGGTAGAAATCAAATGGCAACTGTAATTAATGCCGCAAAATGGACATCTGCCCAAGAGTGGTGTGAACGCAAAGGTATTAAGTTTAAAGTAATCAACGAAGATCAAATATTTAAAAATAACAAAAAACGTAATACTAAAAAACGTATTGCTAAGAAAAGAAGATAATAAATAGCAGTATGACAAAGAAACTTGAAGAAGAATTTAATCTGCCCCCACTAGAAGAAGCAATTGAACAGGAAACTGTTACTGAAGAAAAGCCTATCGAAGAAACTGTTACTGAAATACAAACCATAGAAGATGCAATTAGTATATCAGAAAAGATAAACAATGCCTTGCAAGAAGTTAAAGGTATGGATGTACATGATTCAGAGATGGATAAGATTGCTGAACAGGCAGTTGAAAGTTATGAACAGTTAATGAGTCTTGGTATGAACATGACTGATATGGCGGCTGGTAGTGTTTTTAACAATGCGGCCAATATGCTTAAAATTGCATTAGAGGCAAAAGACAGTAAAACAACTGCAAAGTTAAAACAAGTAGAATTAATGCTTAAAAAAGCAAGACTTGATAAAATGAAAGGCAATGATGCTGAATCTACTGATATCAATGCAACAGTCTTGGATCGCAATGATTTACTTAAAATATTAGGCAAAAGTGATAAATAAATACATAGTGGTAGAATCCACAAAATTATTAGGAGAATAAAATGGCACAATCAAAAGGAAACGGCGCAGGTGTAGCAGAATTTGCAACAGGTAGTTTGATTTCAAAATCAAATATTAAAGCAATTTTAGTTGACACAGGTGCTGACTTAAGATCAGAAGACGATGCATCTTTTGAAGCAGTTGAGAGAGCACTTAGTTTCATTCAACCTCTAATGTATGTCCTTCCTACAAATAACACTGGAGAAATCCATGCTATCGTAGATGGAAGTCAATTAGACGTAGCGGCACTACAGGCTCAGTTAAGAGCAATGGGTACTGCAAATGGTTATGATTTCTCAGGTGCAACTGTAACATTAGGTTCAGGAATGGTTATTAGTTAATTTTTATTAACTTTGAAAAAAGGCAGATTTTATTCTGCCTTTTTTTATGCAAGAATGATAAATACTTGTAACAGGAGATTTAGTATGGCATCATTTAAAGATCATTTAACTGAAAGTTTAAACAAAGAATACAGTTTTAGAGTTAAAATTGCCGCTGACTGCGGATCAGAACATATGACTTGCATAGAAGATTGTTTAGCAGAATACAATCTTGTTAGTGTTGCACCCTTTAAAAGAAAGCCTATTTCAGAAAATCCTATAGAATTTGCTAGAACAGATGGTAATAAATTTGTTTCAGAAGTATGTAGTACTGATATTGTTGTTAAGTATCCTGTAAATCCAAAAATCTTAGAAGTATGGTTAGCAGTTAATTTAGGACTTGATCATGACAGAGTTGTTGTTTATGGTGTAAAAGAACCAAGAAGAGCAGAAGCAGATTGTGTTGCATCAAGAGTTGAATACAATGAAGAAAGACAAGTATCAGAAGAAGATGCAGTTCTAAATAAAGAAGATCAAGCACATTACGAAATGGAATGTGAAGAAGTCGATATGGATGGACCACTTTTTGGTGAAGCATACAATGACAAGTTCTTAGCAGAATTACAAAAAATCAAAGATGAAAAAGGTGCTGACTATTTTAGAAATTACCCAGACAAAGACAACATTATGGGTTATAAATTAAAATCAACATATGATGCACTTCACAACTTACCTAACATGGGATCAAGTAACGAAGATAGCAAAGAGGCGGCTATCATACATCAAGCCGGCGGCAAGTAATGAGCAACAAATCCGATCTAGACATTTGTAGAGATCTCTTGTCTATCATAGACGAGATGTATCAACCTGATGTTAAATTGGAAGTACCTGCAGAAAACGTTACACAAATCAAAGAAGAAGAATTTAGCATAGACAACAGACCAGACGGTATAGAAGCAACTGAAGATGGCGAAATCAAAATGTACGACTTTACTGCTGGTCAATATGAAATTAACGGTGTAGGCATTGAAGCATTACATTTTAAATACGATAGAAATTCACCAGAACCAAAGTCTGTAATAGTAAAACACAGACCTCTAAATGATGAATTGTCTGACTACTTTGTAAATGAATTAGAAGACATGGTTGGTCCATGGACATTAGAAGGACCAATTGATAGATCAGAAGATGGCACATCTCATGAGTTTGAAATAAAACCAAAAGCGGGTGAATCATTAGAAGAAAAGAAAATGGTTACATTTCAAACAAGTGTAGGCATGATGCCTGGATATGATGATCACACACCTTTAAGTGCTGAAGATTATCATAATTGGACAATGAAAACAGATAAAAGCAATCCTAAACCAAATATTGTTAGTCAAAGATATGCTATGTATGTTCAAGATTTTAAAGAATATGCAAACGAAAGTATTAGCGAAGCAATGATGGATGCATATGGTCAAGACGAAGATGGCGTTACAAATGGCCAAGTTACATTTAGTCAAGAAAAAGGAACTGAGAAAGGTTCGGTAAAAATTGAAGCGGCCGCTGATGATATGCAAGAATTAGCAAAAGTATTAGCATTAGCAGGTATTACACTACCACAAGCAAAGCAAGAAGAATTACTCATGCCTAAAGATGATGAAGAACATGAGTGTGGAGATGACTGTGAGAAAGATTGTTGTGCAGGTGATGACAATGACGATGCTAGATATAGTGTAGATAAAAAACAAATTCTACACATGATCAAGAATAAACTCAAACAAAAAATGATGTCCTAATCATTATTGCCTATTCTGGGCAATAATTACCAATAAATACAAACATGTTTAAAGATCTCTATATCAATGGTACTAGTGTGGCCACTGGATGGGGACAGGGTAAAGAACAGATAAATGACACAACTTATACAGGTGCATGGCCACATCAGTTTGCAGAAAAGCATAATGTAGGCAACATGTGGAATCATAGTATTCCAAGTAAACCAGTTGAACTTAGTATTAGAGATCAAAAAGGATTTTGTGAGCAATATATACAACAGGGAAACAACGTAGACAATCTTTTTACTATAGTGGAGTTTTTATTACCACAACATCCATTATTACAACCTGTATATGAAAACGATGAAGATATTATTTTTCCATTAATATTTCATCAAGACCCTTTAGAAATAAACTTTAACAAAGATCAAGAGTATCTTAGTTATTATGCAGGAACCAAAAAGCAACCTAATTATATGTCCAATGAACCAATTTACACAATGCCAGAAGTAGATGTTAATCTAAGATCTATACATGAAGAACAAAAAATAAAATACTACACAGAGGAACATAATTTATCAAAACGTTTATACAATGTGTTTGTGCAAATAGGTTTTTTACAACGTTGGTTGCATACAAAAGGTATTAAATTTTTAATGTTTTGGGCATGTGGCGGAAATGAACTTAAAAACAACAATGATCAATTTGCAAAACTTGTAGACAAAGCAATGTTAAATTTACCGTACAAACACAGATTTATACCAATGACACAGTTTTCTTGTATGAATTATGGTGTTTTACACAGTCTAAAATCTAACTTAAATCACCCAGATGCTGTTGGGCAACACCATATTGCTGAATACCTCGATAAATATATAATAAGTAATAATATATTACAAAAGGATTTATATGGCTAGAGGAACCGCTGATACCAGTCTTGTTAAACAAGCAGGAAAAAAAGTTGAGTACACTCCTGATCAATTAAAGGAATTTCAAAACTGTATCGATGAAAAAACAGGTCCTATGTATTTCATGAGGACATTCATGAGAATACAGCACCCTACGAAAGGTGGAATAGATTTTGAACCTTTTGACTATCAACAAGAACTTGTTGAAAATTACAATAAATTTAGATTCAGTATTAACATGCTAGGTAGACAGATGGGTAAAACTACTGTGGCGGCAGGATACTTGCTGTGGTATGCTATGTTTAAGCCAGACAGCACTATATTAGTTGCGGCACATAAACAACAAGGTGCAAGTGAAATTATGCAACGTATCAGATATGCCTACGAAAGTTGTCCAGATTATATTAGAGCAGGTGTTGTAGAATACAATAAAGGTAGTTTAACATTTGATAATGGCAGTAGAATAGTAAGTGCAACTACTACAGAAAATACTGGTAGAGGTATGTCTCTTACACTTATATACTTAGATGAGTTTGCTTTTGTAAGAAATACAATGGCAAAAGAGTTTTGGACTTCCTTGTCACCAACTCTAGCAACAGGTGGTAAATGTATTATTACTAGTACACCTAATAGTGACGACGATACATTTGCAACAATTTGGTTCCAAGCAAATAAATTATACGATGATCACGGTAATGCCGCTGAGGTTGGTATAAATGGTTTTAAAGGTTATATGGCAAAATGGGACCAACATCCTGACAGAGATGAAACCTGGGCAAGACAAGAACGTGCAAGTATAGGTGAAGAAAGATTTAGAAGAGAACATGAGTGTGAATTTGTTATCTATGATGAAACACTTGTTAACCAGTTAAAGTTATTAGAACTAAAAGGTGTTGACCCGTTGAGGAAAATGGGTCAAGTGCGTTGGTATAAACATCCGCACCCTAGTTGCACTTATGTTGTAAGTTTAGATCCTAGTACAGGAACTGGTGGAGACTTTAGTGCTATACAGGTTATAGAATTGCCTACAATGGTGCAAGTTGCAGAATGGCAACACAATAAAACTCCCATTGAAGGACAAATGAAAGTAATGCAAGATATAATGAAATACTTGCATGAATTACAAGTAAATCAAATTTACTGGAGTGTTGAAAATAATGCAATTGGTGAGGCGGCACTTGTAGTAATTAGAGACACAGGTGAAGAAAACTTCTATGGAGAATTTCTACACGAACCTAATAAAACACAAGGTCGTCGAGCAAGGAAAGGTTTTTACACTAGTCACAAAGCAAAAATAGAATCTTGCATACACTTAAAAAGACTTGTAGAAAACGACAAATTAAAATTATTCAGTAAACCTCTTATCAGTGAACTTAAAAATTTCATATCAAAAGGTAATAGTTTCTGTGCTAAACCAGGAGAACATGATGACTTAGTTATGTCTTTTCTATTAGGTTTGAGAATGGTTAACTATATTGCAACATTTGAGGAAGACGTTTATGATGTTGTAAACAGCAATCTTGGAGATATGGACAACGATGGATGGAACGATGATGAGGACGGTCCACTGCCAATTGGTATTCTTTGATAAATAGTATTAATAGGAGAATTAGATGGCAGTTAATTTAGAATTGATATCTGAAAAAATTTACAATTTACTCATTGGTAATGGGTATGAAGTAACTACTTTCAATGAAGATGGCGAAATAGCAATTGACCCGTCAACTGCCACACGTTTCGTTGTAAACGAGCCTAACATGCTAGTTAGACTTGATAAAGCAATAGAAACAATTTCTTTTGCAGTTAATGAAAAAGCATCTGTTGATGATTTAAGAGGTAATCTTAAAGAATTAGCAAATGACTTTTTAATGAATTTTGATTATAGAATTTTTGGCAAACAATTAAAACCAAAATCAGAACAGATAGATGTTGCAAAAAATACTACGGAGAGCAAAATGGCAGATATTACAGAAGGCTTTGGCCCAATGACTGGTTCTGCTAAAACAAGTTATCAACCACTAGATAATGTTAAACTTGTTGTAAGACACAAGAAACATGTTGATGAAGAGATTAGAGGAGCCAGAAGTAGAAACATATCAAGTTTGTTTATTCAAAGAGGCGATGAAAGATTTAAACTTCCAGAAACTAATCTCAAAGCGGCTCGAGCAATGATGAGACATGTTAAAAACGGAGGCGAAGTTTTTGACAGTATTGGAAATGCTATTAATGAAATGGCCAAACAACAATCCAGTTTAAGAGAGTTTGTTAGGTATGTGAGAAAAGCAAAACTTGTAAATGAAACTAATGAAGAATATGTTTCACTAGCAATAGAAAACATAGAACACATTAGTAGAACATTTCAAAAACTATCAGGTGTAAAAACCTATGCAAGTGCAGTTGAAGAAGTTGATAAGTTTTCTAATGTAGAAGTTTTACAAGATGACTTAGACTTAGAAAGTAAATTTACAGAAACACACTTTGATGATAGAGTTGCAAATGTCATAGACACTATAAAAAGTGCTATGTCAAGAAAGTCTGCATTTGAACATGCAATTGACGAAGCAGTCAAACTTGAAACATTTGCTAATCTTAAAAATTTATTATCAGAAGGCGAAGGACTTGAATTTGCATCACCAGGTGCAAAATTAGGACATCAAGTAAGTCAAATGAGTAGTATTGCTAATGATAATAGATTGGGTGCGTATTTGTCAGGCATTAGTAAAAAACTTCATTCAGGTGGTAATTTATCACAGCATGAATATACCACTGTTAAAAGTTGTTTACTTGGTGCACATGGCATGAATAACAACAACAATAGTGTAGCAGAAGATGTAGAACGGAATTACGAAAAATTCATAGAAAGTTTTGTAATTCTTTAAAAACTCATTTTATGATTCAAAATACCCACTTTATGTGGGTATTTTTTTGACTGAAGGTAAATAATATTGTTAAGAAAAAATGTGTCAATATTTTTTAAACAAATTTTAAAAAAACGGTTGACTTTTCTTATCTAGGCATTTATAATAGGAAACAGTTATCTACATGGTGTAGATAGCGAACATGGCTAACATGGCAAACATAGGAGAAATTTATTATGGCATCTTTAGCAGAAATTCGAGCAAAACTCGCAAACATGGAATCCAAAGGCGGTTCCTCTCAAACCCAAAGCGATAACGCAATTTACCCACACTGGAACATTGATGAAGGCACTTCAGCAGTACTGAGGTTCTTGCCTGACAGTGATCCTGACAACACATTTTTCTGGGTAGAAAGACAAATGATTCGTTTGACTTTCCCAGGAGTTGTAGGTGGTGAAACAAAACCAGTTACTGTACAAGTACCTTGTGGTGAAATGTATGGTGATACATGTCCAGTATTAACTGAGGTACGTCCTTGGTTCAAAGACTCAAGTCTTGAAGACATGGGCAGAAAGTATTGGAAAAAACGTTCATACATATTCCAAGGTTTTGTAACAGAGAATCCTCTTAACGAAGAGGCTCCAGAAAATCCAATTAGACGTTTCGTTATTTCCCCACAAATCTTTAACATTATCAAATCAGCATTGATGGACCCAGACATGGAAAACATTCCTACTGATTATGTTAATGGTACAGACTTTAGGGTTACAAAAACAACTAAAGGTCAATACGCAGACTACAGCACATCTAAATGGGCAAGAAAAGAAAGTGCATTAGATGAAACGCAACTTGCGGCCATTGACTCAAATGGTTTATATAACCTTGCTGACTTTTTACCAGCGAAACCTGATGCAAGTGGTTATCAAGCAATTAGTGAAATGTTTGAAGCCAGTGTGAACGGTGAACTTTATGATCCTGCAAAATGGGGTAACTACTACAAACCATATGGTGTAGAAGTTCCTTCAACAGCAGTTCAAAAGCCAACTGAATCAGCACAACCTAAAGCAGAGGTTGCAACACCAGCACCAGCACCAGTTGCTAGTGAACCTGTTGCAGAATCGGCTCCGGTTGCTGAAACACCTGCACCAGCACCAGCAGTAGAAACAGCAAGTGCAGACGCAGGAAAAAAATCAGCAGATGATATTCTTAACATGATTCGTAGCAGACAATCATCATAAGGAGAATACATCATGCAAAAACCATTTGACTTAACAAAGTTCAGAACTGGACTGACTAAAAGCATTACAGGTATTAGTGCAGGTTTCCATGACCCAAGAGATTGGATAAGCACTGGTAGTTACACACTAAATTATTTGATTAGTGGAGACTTTAATGGAGGTATTCCTCTAGGTAAAGTTAGTGTGTTTGCAGGAGAGTCCGGCTCTGGTAAATCGTTTATATGTTCTGGTAACATTGTAAAAAATGCACAAGACCAAGGTTGTCAAGTTGTGTTGTTTGATTCAGAGAACGCACTTGATGAAGCATGGTTACAAGCATTAGATGTTGACACTAGTCCAGAGAAACTTCTCAAAATTAGTGTAAGCATGATTGATGATGTTGCTAAAGCACTATCTGAATTTATCAAAGATTATAAAACAAACTATGGTGATCTTCCTTATGAAGAAATGCCTAAGTTAGTTTTTGTGATAGATTCATTAGGCATGTTACTTACTCCAACTGATGTAGATCAGTTTCAGAAAGGTGACTTGAAAGGTGATTTAGGTAGAAAGCCTAAGGCTTTAACTGCCTTAATCCGTAACACAGTTAATTCAATTGCTCCATTTCCAATTGGATTAGTTGCTACTAACCACACTTATGCATCGCAAGACATGTTTGACCCAGATGATAAAATAAGTGGCGGGCAAGGCTTCATCTATGCTTCTAGCATAGTTGTAGCAATCAAAAAACTTAAACTCAAGGAAGACGAGGACGGTAATAAGACATCAACAGTACAGGGTATTCGTGCCGCTTGTAAAGTTATGAAGTCTCGTTACAGTAAACCGTTTGAAGGAACCCAAGTAAAGATTCCTTATGAAACTGGAATGGATCCATATAGTGGCCTATTGGAAATGTTCGAGGCTAAAGGAATTGTTGTTAAGACGGGTAATAAACTTGAGTACACTTCCCCTGTTACCGGAGAAGTCATCAAAGAGTTCAGAAAACAATGGACTGGTGAACGACTTCAGGTAATTATTGATGAGTGGGGGCAAAATCCTACAGCACAAGACGACGTGATTGATGTAGGAGATGTTGACCCTGACGAGTTTGATGATATAACAGATGAAGGAGTATTAGATGAGTCCTGAGGTAGCATTGCTAAATGAAGTTTGGGAAAGTGTCAAAGGGCATGTTCCACAAAAAGAAAAACTTCAAGAAGCAGAAAAACTTCTACGTTTATTTGACGAAAGTCTTGATATGCATGAAATTGATGCTTATGCAAATGAGTTTGATAAAGTAATGAAGGCGGCCATTGTCAGTTACTATGATGATGGTTACGAAGAAGAAGACTATGACGACTACAATAACGACTGGGAGTAACTTGTGAGTACTTGGTATGGTAAAATAGTTGATGACTTAGGTAGTATAATAGATAGTATATCTTATTACGAAAAAGAACTCGACGAAGCCAAGTATGAATGCAGGATAAAAGGCAGTCTGGAGAAATCCAGTTCTGCCTTGCCTGGCATTACAGAACATAGATTTAATCAACTTCAAGAAATTGAAGCAATACTAGAACACCTAAATATTGAGTTGCGTAAAGAACGCAGTAAAGTATTTAGAAAATATTTAGAGAATTACAATAGACAACTTTCCAGCAGAGACGCAGAAAAGTTTGTTGATGGCGAAGATTCGGTTGTTACCCTAACACACCTAACTAATCAATTCAGCCTTTTGAGAAATCAATACCTTGGGATAATGAAAGGTCTTGATACAAAGCAATGGCAAATTGGACATATAACCAGATTGCGTACAGCAGGTATGGAAGATATTGTAATTGATTAGGAGAGGTGGCTGAGTGGCTTAAAGCACTTCCCTGCTAAGGAAGAGTACGGGTAACTGTACCGAGGGTTCGAATCCCTCCCTCTCCGCCACGTTTGGATAGCATGTATGAAACCTATAATAATAGAAAATGCAGTTTCAGAGGAATACTTAACATTCCTACAAAGCATGCCTGAAGAATGGACAAAGTCGAGAATTAATAATGCAAAACTTTCTACAAAAAGAAGATCTTGGTTAAAATCATTAACAGGTAATCGAAAAGTACAAGATACTTTAAGACCTATATTTGAGCAATACCCAGACATAGAAACAAATGCTTTTATAGAATCTCATTTAATATTGTATAATGATTATGAACTTGGAACACATGAATTGCACCAAGATGTGTTTTACAGTGAACAGCACGAAGATGATATCGGTGCAATAGTTAGAAAACTTAGCATGTCATTGTTAGTATCGGATGATTTTACTGGTGGCGAATTACACATTATGGGAGAACATATACCATTAAAAAAAGGAGATGCAGTTGTGTTTCCTAGTTTTTTACCACATGTTGTACATCCAGTTGAATCTGGCAAAAGACTTGCACTAGTTTCTTGGAAATATGGTCCGCATTGGAAATAGGAGATAATAATGATATATGGCATTGGCACAGATATAATAAATTTAGAAAGAAGTTGGACATCTAATTTTAAAAAATTGTGTGAAAAAGTTCTTACAGAAAATGAAAATAAACTATTAGATGACTTACCTCAA